TTTTCTAAATCCGATTGCAACACAATCTTGGTCAGTAAAGTCAACACTGTTAAATGTTGCATCAAAAACCATTCCATGTGTTCCAATAGTACATGAAGCACCACCACCATGCTGTGTTCCACCAAAGATAAGTTCCATACCTGTGTTGTCTGCTGTTGCAGCATCACCTTGTAGGTTTAAACCTGCTGCTGTACCATTTGTATCAACGGCTGGAATAGTGCCTTCTACCATGAAACCACTTGCAGCAACTGTGTGTGCCGCAATCATGCTTCCTTGAACTTGTGTTACTTGACCGTTTTTTCCAGGAAAAAGCATACTGAATAATTCACCGTCAGCCATAACTCCATCAGCACCACCTGCTCCTGTGAGCGTTCCAACGATAGGAGTTGGGCATGAAATGTAATCCCAATCTATAATGTTTTCTGGTGTTAATCTTGTGGTTGTTCCACCAATTGCAATATTTCCACTTGAGTCTATAGTTGTGTTAGTTGTTTCTGCACCTGTTGATGCACTTGTAGAAAATTGAGTAAATCCTGTCTCAGATCGGACATTACCCTTAAAAGTTGTAGTAGCCATGTAAATCTCCTTGTCTTGGCAAATGTCAGCCAGATTATCCGACTGTCAAGGTATTAATAATACTATACATAAAAAAAGGGTGACTCGCAAGCCACCCTTTTAATAATCGAACAATTGTTCGTTAAGCTGCGCCTGGTGATCCAAACACACAACGAGGATCAGAGAAACCGAAAGCATAACGCTCTCTAGCTTTATATCTCATGTTTCCTGTGTCGAAGTCTGCTTCCATGCTTGTGCCTAATGGTGTTCTTTCAAAATATTTGAAACCATTTGGAGCATCTGTTTTGATGAAGAACGCATCTGTGTCTGTTAAGAAATGGTTAATTACATAACCTTCTGGTAACATACCCATGTTTTTCATTGCGTTGACATCATTGTCAGCAGTTCCTGGTCTTAGAGTTGACTCTAATAAACGATCAGCAACAAATTGTAACGCAGGTGGAATGATTAACTTCATACCACGAAGAGCAACAACCATGTTACGTTCATCAACAAAACCAGAAATGTCAATTAATGCACTTTCTAGTGATGTTTCGTTTAAATCAGCGGCCGCTGATGGTTCATTTGAAAATGATCCACCACCACCTAGAGGATGGTCTGTAGCACAAAGCTCTTTTCCATCACCACCAGTAAAGCTAGAACTAAACGCATTGTTTAAAACAGATGCAGCTTTAATTTGCTTTGTGTGTGCCATTGATCTTGCTAGTGCCTTTGTGTATCTAGCACCAAGACGGTCATAGAGATTATCTTCCATTGCTTCCTCAGTTAATGCGAAAGCTAATGCAACTGTCTCCATTGTATATCTTGATGTATATACTTCGTTAGCACTATCGAAGGCAACTCCGCTACCTTCTGATTTAGTCGCAGCATTACCAAATCCACTAATCATTACTTCTTCTTCAAACGCTCTGTCTGATGATTCTGTATCGTAGATTTCTGCATGCTCATTGTCGTAACGGTCATATTCCATGCCAAAGATGGCATTTAGACCTGGTTCTAACTCTTTTACGAGTTGCGCTCTTGATATAGCCATTTAATTTCTCCTAATTACTAAGCTAATCCGACCCCTTTAAGACCGAATACATGGTTAACTATCACAACTTGCACATTAGTATGTGCTGAAGCAACATCTGAGTTTTCAGGATCTCTTGAAATATCAATTGCCTTTAGAGGTAAACCTGTTGATGTACCTCCGTCAGTAACTTGTAATTCAGCTCCTGAAATACCAGTAACGGTACTACCAGCAGTTGTGTAAACAACATCAAAGTTACCCAATAAGTCAGCTACTGGCATTGCTATAGCAGCTTGGATTTCAAAAATAACCATAGGGTCATCAATGATAAACGCTTCTATATCAGCCGCAGCAGTGCTTGCTGGGTAAAAGTTTGAAAAAGTTTCTTTTCCTGTTGTTGGGTCTGTAAAACGACATCCGTTAAACACACCAACGATAGGAACAGTACCACCATCTGCATGAATTTCTATTCCTCCACCAGTAACGTGCATAACCATGTCACCTTGGAAGATAGCAGTTCCATAATTGCTGGCGATTCTATATCGGCTTTGTCCGCCAGTATAGGGTGTTCCACCTATTCTGCCTATAGGACGTAGTCCGAATGCAGCATCTTTATTAGCCATTTTTCGTTCTCCTAAATTAATTAAATTTATTAATCAACGGCTTTTTTGCCAAAGGCTACTTGAGACCGTCTCTCTGGTTTTAACATAGGCATTGCAGAGTTAGAATCTTTCATCATATCTCTATCCACTGCCTCCATTTGATTATTTGTCTTACTCTGAAAATAGTTATTTCTTTGCTCAACAAGTTCATCAGGTATCCGTGCTAACAAAAGTCCACCTTGACCGATTACTCCAGCATTCTTGCCTTCATCTACAACAGGTGCATCAAACTCTGGATATTCTTCAGCACGAACTAATTCATATCCTTCTCTTAATCGTTTATGGATGTTTGATCTATCATCATATTCCATAACTCGTTCTCTTATCCATCTATGCTTATAGCCTATAGGCGGCTCTGGAGCGTCAAGTGTTGACGGTGGCTTCCATGTCTGTACTCTCGCCTTTTTCTCACGAGTTTGCGACTCTCGATTAGTACGTTCTGACATTATGCTACTCCCTTATTTTTTTCTATTTTTGCTACTTCCTGTGCGTATTTTTCTAAAGGTATCCTCATTTTTTTAGCAAAGGCTACCTGACCTGGCGTTAGCTCAATAGTTTTTTTACCACCCCTTTTCATAGACCGTCCACTGGACGCAGGAGCTACAGATTGGGCGTTCTTCTGTCCTCCCTTAAACTTGTGTGGAAATTCAGTAGCCATACGCTTACTGACTTCATTATAATAATCGTCTGATACAGGATCAAATCCTTCTGCACCTACAAGTTGCTCATGTATTGCTTGCGCTCCACGAGTCATAACCATATCTTGTCCGAACCAAGAATTACCATCCAACCATTTTTGCAGTTTAGGTTCTAAATCTTGTTTTTGAGGTGCTTGCCTTTGCTGAGTTTGTTGCGCTTCTGCATTGACCTTTGCCTCATTAGATCGAGCTGCTCCCGCTTGCTCAGTACGAATTTTTTGGATTCTGAGTCTTTCGTTCTCAATAGCGAGTTTAGCCATGAGATCGTTTGCATCAGCCATTTTGTCAGCGTCTCCAGCATCAAAGGCCTCCTTATAAAGTTTTTTCGCTTGAGCAGCTTGTGATTCAATTCTGTTACCAAACTCTGATGTGTAACCTTGATTTAACTGGTTAAGCTGTTGTTTGAGTTGATCGTTCTCATTTTTTTGTTGTTGAGCAAAATTAAAAGCAGCGTCTGCTTCTTCTAACGCTTGCTTACGTTTTGCTGTTAATTGGTTAATTCTTTTTTGAACATTGTCGCTATACGCTTCAAGTTCTTCTGGTTCTTCCTGAACAATTGTTCGGTCTTCTTCAACTTTTTTTTCAGGCGAAGCTGTTTTTTCTTCAGAAACAGATGTATCGTCATCTATTTCATAAACAAATTTTTCTTCTTCAACTTCTTGTGTTTGTGCTTCGTTATTCATCATACTCTCCATTATATATAAGAAATGTCCTTGGGGTCAAGTATAGATGCTATAATATTATCATCATTTATGATTCTTAGCTCCATACCATCCACTTTAAACTTATTTCCAGCATATCTACCCATAAGCACCCAATCTTTCTCAGAACACCAAGCTCCACTTGGGAACTTATCTTGATCTTTGTAAGCGTCAGGTCCTATCTTAACGACATAAGCCACTACACTAGCAAAACTTTCTCTATCTCTAGTTTTGTCAGGTATAATAATTCCATTAACCTTTTCTGGAACGTAGTAAGGAATAACAAGCATCCTATATCCAGTTGGCTGTGGCAAACGATCAAGGACTGATCCTTGTAGTTTAGACGGGTCTTTTGAGTTTGGATTAGCATCTTCTTTATCGTCAAATGCTTTACTTATAGCAGGAGGGATCGGGTTGATTGTTTTTTGTGCCACAAACCGTTCTGGCACTATCAGTTTCTTATTCATCGAAGTCTGTACCTTTCATCGAGGATTTTAATTCTTCTTCAACCCAAGTCATTCCTCGTATTTGACCTGTTATGAACCGATAGTCTTCCATTGAGTCTATCGAACCATCCGACAAAGATTGAGATAATACACTCTTTCTTTGACGTATGTGCTTATATAAATACTCTGCTAATTTAATTGAGTCCACTATTATTTTCCTCTACCTTGCGATATTCTTAAAGAATTCACATGTTTCATATAAAAATAGTTTCCTATTTTATTAAAAAATTTACTTAATGATAACCAAAACCTTGTCATTTGGTTAACCCTTTATACTTTTCAAAACTGCGAAGACCGCCAAGCCCAAGCATTCCCATTAAAACCGTCATAAGTGAACCCATATCAAATGTAGGCAATTCAGGTATAATCACGTTTAAATAAGCACACACAAACAAAGTTACGGGTGCTAGGACAAAATGCCAACACAGAGCAATTCCACATGTCCAGCCAATAAAGGGTCTCCATCCGCTTACGAAGATGGATTTGTGCTGTGCTTCGGCCTTGTTTATTTCTATTTGACCTTTTGCTAGTTCTTGTGCATGGCTTTCTGCCATAGTTGCCACTTCATGTGCCAACTTATTCTTCATGTCCTTATCTTCTATGAATTTCCCAAGAAGATTAGAAACGGGTCCAATTAATGCTGTTAGCACATTATCCTCCTATGTTTTTTTAATCTTATTTTGAGCTGTTTTACTTAGTTCTTTTAAATGAAACAATTTTATACTCTTATCTGTGTGAGATGTACCAGTGTGTAAAGTGCCATCTTTCATTTTGTGTCGTTTACCTTTATAGAGTGTTCCATCTCTTTTATAATGTGGTACGCCTTTCATTAGTATATCCTCACTTCCTTTGGGTCTATTTTTGGTATTAATTTACACATACATTGGTATGTCGTTTCTTCATCTTTTTTTATTATTGTTTGGTTATGTAGTCTGTCCTTATAAGACAAACAATTATTAATATCTTTGAAGTATATTCCACCTTCCATTTTTACTCCTAAATAACAGACGAGCATAAATGCTGTCACTTTTTACTCATCCAAGCCGTAGTTCCCATATACGCTCCTACAATACCTGCTCCAGATAAATAGAAAAGGTTTGATATGTCAGATAAGGCTTTAACTCTTTCAACGTCAATAAGAAACATTGCTAATGTAAAAGCACCCATAGCTATTAATGTTGCTCTTGCCATTCTTAATTGAGCTAATTGCTTTCTCAATAAAGTTTCCGTTTCCTTCATTGCTTTAGCCGTCTCTAGCTCCTCATCTGTGACAATCCCATCACCGTCAAGGTCGAAATCATTATATTTGCTATTGTTTTGCAGTGTTTTTTTCATAGGCTTCTTTTATCTCCTCTATTGTCCTAAAGCATCCAACGCAAACTTTTTCTTCGTTTAACTTACAAACACCAACACATTTACTCATTTTGCAATACTTCTTAAACTTTCCATTACAGAATCAATGGAAGGCTCTTTAGAGTTTGGATTTAAAATACACTTATACTGCTTTGGGCAACCAATTCTTATATCTGTAAATTCCATTTCATATGTTTTTTGCGCTCCAACGTAAATGCAAGCCATCTTACCTTTAAACACTTTTTGTTTTTTTAAACGACAAGTGGTGTAGGTTGGCTCGATTATTTTACCTTGCCATATTTTTTGTTGCCTAGTGTAATCTTTTGCTTCAGCTCGTTTAATCCAAATGGAAGCGATTAGGGTAAAGAAACCCACTATAACTGCAAATAAGAAAATCCAACCAATTATTTCTGCGATTTGTTGTCTTAACTTTTGTTGCTTATATATAGTTCTTTGACGCTCTTTTCTAATTTCACCTTCCATTGCCAAAAGCTCATCATAAGCGTGAGGTCCTATCGTTAAATTAAGATACATCTTTAACTCATATCGTTGTTCTTCTAATTTTTTTTTAGCCGAATAAGCCTGTAGTGCAGTTGATTCTATGCTACCAGCTCCAAAAACCTTACCAAAGATGCCTGGATTTTTGGCTTGCTTCTCAGCGTTGTCTATATCAGAAGATGCCCCCATCCACCTAGTTAAGTCACCACTCATTTGTTCTAAATCTCGACCAGCCTGAAATCCAGATTTTATTGCGCTAAAGGCTTTACTAGCTACAGAGACTGCAAGTGTTATGGTAACTGGATCTATAATATTTCTCCATTAAAAGACACCTTGAAATCTCTGTGGTCTAGCTATCGGTGAAAACTTTTTTATCATTCTTGCTTTGTTTTTTGGCTTTACCTGTGTTCTTTGGTTTACTTTTTTTGCTAACTTGTTTCTCTTTAGGTTAGACATTTTACTTTTTACCCATAGCGTTCATAGACGCTATATCTCTTTGAGTTTCAATTCTATCTTTAGCTATTTGATCTTGTAAATCAAGACGTTGAGTATCAATCATTGTATCATTCATTTCTTTTTGCATATTCATTTCTTGTTTTTGTTTAAACTGATCGTCTTTTTGTTGTATTTCTTGACCACGCAGAGCTAATTCTTGCTTTCTTATTGTAACAAGTGGATCTTCTTGTGGAGGTGGAGTTAATGATTGAGCGTATTGTTCACTAACTTCTGAAGCAATTTCGGCTGCACGAGATGCAACTTGATCTTGTATTGTTTTTTGCATAGTAGGATCTTGTTGCATCATCATTTGTTGTTCTGGTGTTAAAGAAGCCATTACTTCTTGTTGTGCAGTTATTTCTGACATCATTGCCATATGTTCTGATATATGCCCTTGCAATGTCATAAGTATTGCAGCATTAGCTTGGGCAACAGGTGTTGAGATCATAGCTAAATGAGCCGATATGTGAGCTTGATGATTTTGTTCTGGAAATGCAGTTAAAACACCACCTCTTAATGCTTCTTGATTTTCTTTTGCAGGGTTCATGGGCATTGGTTGAGGGGGAGGCTGCAACACGGCATCTATATTAGAAACACCTAACGCTTCGTACATTTTACGATACGCTTGGTACATGCCGTTTTGCCCATGAATTTCTGGATTACTTTGAGCTAACTGCAATTGAGTTTGTGCTAAAGCAATACGTTGTGACATAGAAAATATGTTTGGGTCAGAAACTGGCAGTATATCAATTCTGTCGTCAAAATCAGTTTGTTTAATTTCTGGTGGTGCGCCAGGAACTTGATAAGGGTACATAGGCACACCCATAGCAAATACACGAGCTAGTAATTTAAATTCAATCTTCTGTGAATAATGCAGACGTTTATGAATAGCTGACATGACTTTTGTGCCACGCTCCATAATAGCCATAGTTGTTCCCACAGGTGCATTACCATTCATCTCGCCAACTTTCATGTCAGCCATAGAAGCAAAACGTCTTCCTGAATCAATCAACGTATTCATAAGTGAATAAAGAGTTTGTGAAGGCTCTTTAAATGGTAAAGGCATAATTGCTTGACGCAAATCCATTCCAACCATATCAACATCTCTAAATTCGCCAGGACTTAATGGTGTCTCGTCATCCCTTATTCTAGCTCCTCTAGCCTTAAAGCCAGCAGGTAGGTTAGATAGTGTTCCAGCATCTATTAATTGTCTTAGAATCGAAGTGGAAGCCCTAGAAAGACCTCCTATAGTATGAGTGAGACCAAAACCATAAAACCCAAGACCAGGTAGGAACTTATAATGCACAAAATAAGGCACTTTCCTACGCAGCGGATCGCTCTCATTGAAATTCCGTTTGATTGATAAGACATCCCCACTGTCCTCCATAATTGTAACAATATATGGCATTTTTAATCCAGTAGGTTCTCCATCAGCTCCAACGTCTTCAAAGCCTTCAATGTCTAAATTGGTATGAACCTCATAAATCATCATCTCTTCATTTTCTGAAGAGCCGTTAGTAATACCTTCTATATCGTTAATTGTATCTTTCACATCACTCATAGTGTCTGAATCTGAACCAGATTCAGGAAGATCTATATCTTTGTAAAATCCTGATAATTGTAATTTTCTAATTTCATTTTTATCCATACGGATACAATGAGTTATTCTTGTAGCGGTGGCTAAGTCAGTTGCATTGTAAGGAACAATTAAGTCTTCTGAATGAACAAACTTACTTACAGCTCTTTGCATATTTGGATCGAAGTAAACTTTTTTAAACGCTGAACCTACGATTGGGAGATAAAACAACATTTGATCTAATTCAGGATCGTACTCTTCCATTTCGTAAGTTATTTGGTAATTCATGTAGTTTTTAACACGCTCTGCTTGAGCTGTTACTTCTGGAGTTTCTGCTCCAATGATTGTGGTTTTAACAGGTCCTCCTGCTGGTAACATTTCACGATAAGCCTGTGCTTGGAACTGCGTTACTGACTCAGCTAACAATGGATGCACAATACCAGAAGCACCTTCAAATGGTTCTGATCTATCTTCGTATGTCATACCAAGAAGTTCTAATCCACTTTTGTATTGTTCTTCCCAATCGCTTCTTGAATTAGTATCGTCTTCTATATCTCCAGTTAATTGACTTGATATTTCAGATAAAACATCTTCGTCTATATGATCGGCTAAGTTTGCATCAAAAGGAATGGCTATAGGAGTTTCTGACTCCATTTCCATATCTCCAACAATAGCAGAGCCATCATCTAACTCAGTAATTCCTTCAAGCATAGGTTTTTGTGCTAATTCAATTAAACTAGCTTCCATTTCTGGTGGAATAGCACCTTCTATTCCATTTATGTTCTCAATCGCCATTTTAAATCCTAACTAATAGAAAAACCACCACCCTTAACTGCAGCACCCATGCCACGACAAGTCATCTTGCCACCTTTGACTTTACCGCCGCCACCGTATTCTTCAACTTTGCCACCCATTTCCATCTTAGCAAAGTCACCGCCATCTATTCTGCCATTTTTGTTTTTATCTAGCTTAAATTGATTGCCCACTAAAGGTTTTGCTTCACCACCTAGTTTCATTTTCTTTACTTTGCCACCAAATCTTTTTCCTTTAGCTTTAAGAAATTGTTTCATATCTTCTTCAGTCATTTCATTCACATCACCAACTTGCAATGTTCCTGCTTTAATGGCTGCTTGTATTTTTTGTTTTTGAGTTAGATACCCAGATTTCTTATCGACATTAATCGACACTATATCTTTAAAATTCTTTGGTCTTTCCTTTGGCACTGGAACAACATCGCCACCGTCTTCCATTCCAATTTTTTTAATTTTTATTTTGTTCAGTGATTTCATAATACTTTTCATTTGTCTATTAGTAAGACCTGGTTGAGTACCTTTAAAGCCTGAATAAACTTTATAAGATTCATCTAATTTTTTTCCTGCCATAATAATCTCCTATATTGGTTCGCCTGTTATTGGACTAAGTTGCATAGCTCTTGTTGTATTCATAACCTCGCCACCATGTTCTGCTTTCATTATAGTGTTTCTTTTTATGTTAAATGCACCAGGCTTTTGAATTGAGTTATCTTTTACATTAATCTGAATAGGCTTAGTTCTTATTCTACCAGGCTTCTTTGCCATGCGTTTTAATCTAGCTAATTCTTTGTTAGCTTGTGCGCCCAAAGACATAGCCATATTGACTCCAGCTAAAGCGTCTTTCTTTTTACCAGCCATTACATAATCCCTTTAAATTTACCACCACGACCTTTAAGCATAATAGATTTTATTTTTTTGACAGCTCCGCCTTTTTTCATACCAAGAGCTTTAAGAACAGCAGCTTTCATTCCTTTGCCTCCTGCGAATTTAGCAGTACCAGCCATTAACTGTGTTGCCAGCTTTATTCTTTTAAGATCCTTTGCTTCTTTAGCGGTTTTAGCATCTTTGAAATCAAAACTTCCCATTATTTCATTCCTTTAAACATACCGCCTCTGCCTGGTATAACACCGCCCATATTCATTTTCTTAACTTTGCCACCGTCCATCATACCAACGGGCATAGATTTGGTTGTGTCCATAACTTGACCACCCATATTCATCTTTTGGACTTTGCCACCCATTTTTTTCCCTTGTGGCATACCTTTACCAATACCACTACCCATCATTCCTGCGGTTGCAGCTCCTTTTAACGCTTCTTTTAATCTTTTTAAATCAGCCTCAGAAATAGTATTACCACCTTCTTGTGTTTGTTTTCTAGCCATTAATTTTTGCATTCTTTTCATATCTGCTTCAGACATTGTGTTGCCTGTAGGATCACCACCAAATTGCATTTTTTTAACTTTACCACCCATTTCCATTCCAGATATTTCTCTTATGGCTTTTTCCATACCTTTTTTATTTTTTACATTAATAGGTTTTCTTTTTAATTTATTCTTTATGCCTTTATTATCTTTACTCATGAGATCTTTAAGACCTTTTTTTAAATTTTTTTCTAAATCGCCCATTAGTAATACTCCATTCTTTTTCTATATCCTGGTTCAAAATGCTCATCATCAGGTGTGGATATAAAACCACCTTGTCTGAATCTTAGTATAGCCTGTGTCATCGAATCTGCCAAGTCATCATGATCTCCATGTGGAAAACTCGCACATTCCTCAACAACTTCCTCTGCAAAATTAGCGTCTGGTCTCCAAACCATACCACTTTCAAAGACAGGCGCACAAGCGTTCATTCTTGCAAACTTATCAGCACCTTTACTCGGTGTAAAGGGTGTAACTGGAATACCCATACGTCTAAGCTCTTGTGTTAAAGGCGTACCACTAGCTTTTTGCTCTATTAAAATCATGTCAGGTTCATAAGCATCGTTCAAATCATAAGCCATTTGCTTCAATTCTGGAAAATCCCACCTGCCCTTTTCAGCATCAAGCAAAATAATCGCATCAGCCTCACCTTCTACGGGAGTAAAAATACCCCAAGTTGTAATAGCACTATAATCAGCACGATCATTTTTACTGAAAGCGGTATCGTATGATTGAATGATATATGAACAGGGAGGTGGTTTAGCATGATCCCAAACATTCCACCACTCCCTTTTTATTATAGCTCCTTCTTCTGCCGTTGGGTTCTGCATATACTGTGCATTCCACTTCGACACGGGAATTGACGCTTTTACTCCGTCTAATTCCTCTCGACTCCAATATTCTGGCCAAAGTACATTGTTTGTATCTGGAAATATTGCAGGAAACTCCACGACTTCCCATTTATCAGCTCCTCCTTCTGACTGCTTTGCAATAACTCGTGCAGTCAAGTCTTTAATACCCCATCTCGTCATAACAATAATAATAGATCCACCTGGCTGTAGTCTCTGTCTAGGTCCTGATGTATACCATTCATAAATACTGTCCAAAGCGGTCGGACTTAATGCGTCTTGCTCAGAAACAGGATCGTCAATAATACACAAATCAGCTCCACGACCAGCCAAAGCGCCACCAACCCCAACAGCATAATATTCTCCTCCACCATTCGTTGACCATCTGCCAGATGCCTTCGCATCAGTTGCCAACTTTATATTGGGAAATATATCCCTAAAGTCATCGCTATCAATTAAGTTCTTTACCTTACGACCAAATCCAACAGCAAGTTCTGCTGTGTGTGTCGCTTGTATTATCTTTAAATCAGGTCGTTTGCCCATAAGCCACGCAGGAAACAAGTAACTCGCAAACTCTGACTTCGTATGTCTTGGTGGCATGTTAACAATTAATCTCTTAATCTTACCATCTGCCACTTGCTGTAGTTTATCTGCGTAAATCTTGTGATGCTTGCCTTCAATGAAAGAAGGCCATATCTTTTTTACAAACTTTAAATAGTTTTCTTGGTGTGTCTTTTGATCGTCAAGCGTTGTTAGCCGATTAAGCAAAGGAGCTAACTTCGATAACTCATCGTCACTAAGGTACTCTGCAAAATCTGATGCTTTTAAAGTTTCATTCATTACGCTGACGCTAAAAATCTATCCAATGCTTGATCGACACCACCACCGTTTGCATACCCTATTACACCACCTTGAGCTGCTTTCTTAGGATTTGCTATTCCTGTTAGTCTTGCGATCAAATCGTTTATGTTACCACCATCATAACCAACAGGAGTGAAGTTGCCAACATTGCTTGTGAATGGTGAATCAACCACAACTGATCTAGCAGAAGGGGCAGTTGTAGTCTTTTTTTCTCCACCACCAAAAACATTCGGTGTGCCATCATCTTCTTCTTCTTCTTTTGCTTTGTCTTTTTGTAATCGTTTTAAAATTAATGCAATTTCATTTTCGCCACTTCCAGTGTCGGTTGCATCAAAGTCCATGCCACTTTGTACTTCTCCAGTTCTAGGGTTTCTTGAACCAGTGATTTTACCGTCTCTGTCGTATATAGGATCAAAATTACCTGAAATCAAATCAGAGGCTATAAAATCTCTAGCTTTGCTCTCAGCGAAATTTAAGGCTGTACTAAACATTCCAGCAGGAACACCTAGCTTTTCAAATGTCGTAGGAGCGTTATAAAAATCCTCAATTTTATTTATATCCATACCTGAATATGGCTTTCCTACATTTTCTTCGTAGTCTTCTGGTCTTGTTGATAAAGTTGGAAAGTCAGAAGCTCTGCCAGCAGATGATCTGTCGATGTTATCCATATCCCTCACATTTGCATCTCTTTCAGCCGATGCCCTTTGTCTTGCCTCTTGTCTTGCATCAACAATATCTAATGCAGGAGCAAAATCATCGCCTACAAAATTTCTTGTGTCTCTAGTGTCAATATCAAATACTGTATCGGTAGGTCCGTAACCAGGCTGTGAATCATAAATAGTATCTGACATACGCAATGGATCTAACTGATCTCTTGTGTTTTGAAAGTTTGCAAAATCATTAATCGTTCTGTTAGATTCTGCGTCAGCTATTCTTTGCTCAAGACTTCCTTGAAAACCTTTGTCTCTTTGTTTGAGTGCATTAGCTATATCATTAATATAATTTGTTTCTCTAGGTGTGCCACCAGCCATAATATCTGCATTATTTTCAGTTGGTAAAGTTCTAGTTATATTAGGTCCTGTGTATGGCTGTGAATCATAATTTGTAAAGCCGACTTCTGAAGCTGGAGCTGAAGCTAACTGATCTCTTTTCGCTTGAAAGTTTGCAAAGTCTGAAGCACT